CAACGGTGCCGTCACCCTGGGCACCCTGGACGGTGCCAATGTGGAGATCGCCCAGGAGGCCGGTCACGCCAACGAGTATATCTTCGGTGCCACCGTCGAGGAGATCAACGCCGTCAAGGGCAACTACTATGCCAAGAACTTCTACGATGCCAACGCCGACCTGCGCCGGGCTGTGGACACCATGGTCAACGGCACCATCGAGACCGACAACGGCATCCGCGAGGTCTACAACAAGCTGATCAACTGGGGTCCCTCCTCTGACCAGTATTATGTCCTGAAGGATTACGCCAGCTACATCGACGCCAAGCTCCGCGCCAACGCCGAGTACGCCGACCGCCTGTCCTTCGGCCGCAAGTGCCTGATGAATGTGGCCTCCGCCGCCAAGTTCTCCTCCGACCGTACCATCCGCCAGTACGCAAGCGAGATCTGGCACATCGAGCCCACTGTTCGCTAAAAACTCATAAAAAATACCCGTTTCCGGTTGGAAACGGGTATTTTTTATCTATATATTCGCATTATCCCTCGATCTGCGGCAGCTTGGGGACGGTGCCCTTTTCGTCGGTGCCCTGGAAGGTGAAGGAGTAGCGGATGTAATCCGGGCGGCTCTCCTGCTTCATCTCCAGCTCCGTGAGCATGGCGGTGGCGGTGCCCCAGGTGGGGTGGTACAGCTCCCCCTCCGTCCGGGTGCCCATGATCACCTGCAAGGCATTGAACCGCTGGACCGCATCCGGTCCGCAGAAAACTCCGCCGCCCCGGTAGAGCCGGCACATCGGTCCCATCCCCGTGTAGTCGTACTGCCCGTACTCGTTGGGCTGGTACTCGGGCTGGCAGACCATGTAGATGCCGAATTCCTCGGGATTTTCCGGCCATTGGAACATCCGGAATTTCATCTTACTCATCGCTGTCCTCCTCCCGGCCCAGGGCGAAGCCCCGGCGGATCAGCCGGGTCCCCCGCTGGGTGTGTTCATAGCGCTCCTCGCTCCAGCAGCAGCCGGTGTAGCTGGTCTGGCGCGCCCCCTCCCGGACCGTCAGCACAAAGGGCTCCGGCAGTGCCTCCGGCGGCTCGGTGAGCCACCGGACCAGCTCCAGCTCCCAGCCCCCCGTCCCGGGGGTCACCGCCACGGGGCTTTGCTGCCCGTGGGCACCCACCAGCCGCCGTCCCTGGTCCCGGACCGCCCGGAAAGACTCCACCCCGGTCTGCTCCGTATCCCCGCAGAATACCCGCTGCCGGACCCCGGGGACCCAGCCGTCGGAGGACCGCACCACCGGCTGCGCAGCCGTCAGCTTCACGCAGAAGCAGTCGCAGCCGGTCAGGTATTCCATCTCCTCCGCGGTACAGGCCATCCCGGCCCCGGTCAGCGCCGCCTCCGCCCGGGCAGCCCAGACCTGGCAGCACCAGCCCCCCAGAAGCCGGGGACTCAGGACCCGGACGGTGTAGCGGGCCTCTCCGGCGGCGGCATCCAGCTCCCGCAGTCCCACTGCCACCGCAGGACTCAGGATCTCCATGCGCTCCCCGCCGGGGTATTCCTCCCCGGCCCGGAGCCCCGCAGCGGTCAGCAGCGCCGCCGTGGCTTCTAAGAGTTCATACTCCATGTATCCTCCCGTCCTTTCTCCACGCACAGGGCCCAGCAGTAGACGGGACCGTTGTCACCGAATATCTGATGGACGGACCGGACCGTGCAGCGCTTTTCCCCAGCGCTCAGCTCCATCTCCTCCCGCAGCTCCGGCTCCACCGGGCCGATGTAGACATACCGCTCCCGGGACTCCCGGCCCAGAGGCCCCGGTCGGGCCTCTGCAAGCCGCTCCAGCTTTCCCGTCACCGGCTGGAAAAGGGCCCTCACCCGCTGCCCCGCCACGGTGACCACCATTCCATACTGCTCCAGCAGCTTTTCCACCATCCGCCGCATCTCACACCCCCCAGAATGCGAACCGGTCCCGGCAGTAGGGCGCCAGCAGCAGCTCCGCCTGCCCCCGAAGGCACCGGGCGGCAGCATCGCTGTCGCCCCGGCGGACGGTCAGCTCTCCGGCGGTGAACTGCTCGGGGCTTCTGTCGCTTTCGGACAGTGCCGCCAGGGCATAGAGGCTGGCTGCGGTGGTGAAATCCGACCGGATATCCTCCGGGGTCAGCTTCTCCCTCAGCCGCCCCGCCAGCGTGGCCCGGGCCGCCCGGCACAGGACCCGCAGAAGCTGATCCTGCTCCACCGTCAGCTCCCCCACCATCACCAGCGCCTGGGCGTAGATCTGCTCCTCCAGGCTCATACGCCCAGGACCTTCACCGCGCCGTCGCAGATCTTGCCGAAGCCGCAGATGGCGGTGATGGCAGCCCGCTCCAACTGACGGTCGATGAGCTTGTCGTACTCCACCAGCACCTCCCCGGCCCGGACCAGCTCCAGGGCATAGCGGCTGTCGATGCCGATGATGACATCATCCGCCACGGCGGAGGTCCGGTGGAGCTGGGCACCCAGGGGCGCAGCCAGGATGCCGGTGCCCTGGAAATTCAGCCCCGTCAGGGGATTCTGAAGCTCGGGGATCTTCAGCAGCCGGGTCATCATGGGGCTGGAGAGGATCATGCCGTTCATGGTGTAGGGATCAAACTGGCCCCAGAACTCCACAAGCTGATCGTAGCCCAGCTCCCCAGCCTCGCCGGAGATGGCCCCCTGGCCTACCTGGAACCGCTGTGCCGCATTGTCGTTGCCGTCGCCGTCCATCAGCACGGAGATGGCATCGGAAAGCTGCATTTTCTGGATGTAGCTGCCGATCTGCCGCAGCATCACGGAGAACAGGTCCAGCTTCTGGAACCGGACGGCCTCGTAGCTGGCGATGAGCATTCTGCCCCGCTTGCTCAGGCTGATGAGATTGTCCCGGGTGCGGACCTTGGTGGCGGGGATGGCAGTCCCCTCGGCAACCACCGCCATGGCAGCGTCCTGCTCCTCCATCTCGGCGTAGATGGAACGGTAGTCCATGGCATCGATGACGGTGGTGGTGGCGGTGATGGCGGGCAGGATATCGTTCTCCTCCATGCCCTGGCGGACCGTCCGGGCGATGTACTCCGGGAACAGGACCGCAGAGTCCATGGTCCGGAAGAACTTTTCCACGCTGGAAGACCCGGGGCCCTTGGCCTTGATCTCAAAGCGGCGGAGCTGCCGCTGGAAGGCATCGGTCTTCTCCAGGGAGGTGCCCCGGTAATTTTCGCTGGGGTCCAGCTCCTCCAAAACCTGGCTGAATGTCTTGCCGGACTGGCGGTACATCCCCTTTTCGAGTCTGAGATTGTCGTAAGCCATTTTCATTTCCTCCTTACAGCTTGATGACGGCGGTCTTGGCGTTTGCATCCACGCTGACCACCAGATATTCCCTGCCGGTGCCGGCCTTGACACCGCCCGCACCGTCGGCGCACAGGCTCACATAGCCCACGCCCACACTGCCGGTGATCTTGACCTGAGCAAAGCCCGCCACCTGCACGGCGGCAGCATTGCCCCGGACACCCTCCACGACACCGCAGAACTTGTCCCCGGCGGCGCAGGGGGCAACGGTCCCATTGGCGCTGACCTTGCAGACCTGACCGCCCTCGCAGCCGGACTGGGCAAAGGTCACAGCCAGCCGCCCGATTTCCTCAAAGGATACATTCATTGATTTTCCCTCCTGAATAGTATTATGTTCTCTGGCGCTAAGCCAAACAACCTGATGTAGGGAACGGCCTATGTGCCGTTCCACGGTTCTCTGTTTTGTCAAATAAGATACCCGCTCTCCAGGGCCTCCTCGCCCCGGACGGTGCCGAGCTGGAGCTGGATGGGGTAGCTTTCCGCCGCCCGCTCCCGGAGCGCATCCCGAAGCTCCACCAGCTCGCCGCCCGCCAGCTTTTCCACCGCGCCCCGCAGGACCGGCTCCTGGAGCCGCAGCCCCAGCATCAGGACCAGCCGGACCACCTCGTCGGCAAGCTGCTTCTGATAGGCCCTGCCCATTTGGGAGAGCTTCCACAGACCCCGGTATTCCTCCTGGGCACCAAACTCCTCGGCAAGCGCCTTCAGACTGACCCGGCTGCCCATCCCCTTCAGAACACCGGCAGCGCGCTGGGCGGGCACCGCCACAAAGGAGAATTCATAAGCATCCACCGGCTCCCGCAGAATGGCGCAGCACAGCTCGCCGTCGTAGTATTCGCCCTTGCGGTGTCCGCAGGAGCCATACTCCCCGCCGCAGACGGAGCAGACGGACTGCCCCATGGCGCAGCCCACGCTGACCTCTTTTTTGATGCCCGCCTCGATGTCCGCGATCCACTCGTCGCCGCTGCCGCCCCGGCGGATATAGGCCCAGGCCTTGATAAACCGGACCCCGTTTTCCTCCAGGACCTCCGTGTCGAAAATCCGGGCAAGCTGCCCCTCTGCGGACCATCTGTGATCCACGATGCCGCTCTTGCCTACGAACAGCTTCGCCAGCTCCCCCAGGGCCTCGGTATCGAACCGCTCATAGTCCCGGTCCACCTGATCGTCGCACAGCCGCAGGGAAAAGACATACACCTGATCCTCGGTCAGGGTCCCCTTCGCCAAAGCATTGATCTTCTCCATCTGCGCCGCATTCGCCACCCCGATGCCCTCCGCACTGGACTCCTTCTTCACTTCCATTTCATCACCCCATTTTCCATTTTCAATTTTCAACTTTCATTTTTGCCGCCTGGGCCCGATACAGCTCTGCCCGGGCTGTTTCCGCCATATCCTGCAAGCTGATCTCGTCCCAGACGATCTCCACCGCCGGGTCCAGCCCCTCCAGAACCAGGAAGGTCCGGCAGATCTTCCGGATCACCGGCTCCACCGCCCGGCGGATGGCCCAAAGCTCCGAGGTCAGCAGGTCCGCCTGCTGGGCGCTCATGCGCTCGGTGGTGGACCAGCTCAGTCCCAGCAGGAAGGGCGGCAGCCCGGTCTTGGCGATGAGCTGCTCCAAAATCTGCCGCACCGGGACCTCAGAATCCAGAATGGGATTCTCCCCGCCGATGACCCTGATCTGCACATCCCCCACGGCGACAAAATCCCGGACCATGCCGTTTTTTCCGTCCTCCATGGCTCTGGCCCACTCGGCGGCGATCTGGCTGCCCCGCTCCCGGGCCTGGGCCGGGTCGAGGTCCTCCTCCGGGCGGCAGACCACGCTGTAGCGCACATTCCCCGCCCGCTCCCAGTTGACACCGATGGTGTTGTAGATCTTCAGCAGGATGTCCGCCAGAAAGGGCATCCCCCGGAGCATACTGACCCCGTATGGGTGTTCCGGCTCGGGATTCAGGGTGGTAAAGAGCAGCAGCTCCTGCCAGGGGAGCCGGTGGAGCCGCCCCTGATCATCGGGACCCCACAGCTCCATATCCAGGCCGCCGGCCCCCTCCCGGACCTCCAGGGCGGTCACATCTCCCCAGCAGACGGCCCGCAGCCGCTCTCCCGCCACCACCAGCTCCCCCACGGCCCGTCCGTAGGTCAGCAGGCTGTCCAGGTACGCCGCCAGAAAGGCATCGATGCCCACCTGGCCCCGCCCGCAGGGCACGGTCCGCAGGAAATCCCGCAGCTTCTCCTCCCCCCGGCAGCGGACGGCAAACCCGCCGCAAAGCCGCACCAGCTTGGAGATGGCGGCATCCACCACCGGCACCGCCGCCCGCAGCTCCCGGTACATCCGCTCCTCCCCGCCCCCCAGGGGCACATAGCCCCGCAGTGCCCCGAAGGGATGGGTGCTGCCCAGCCGGAGCTGGGCCACGGCGGGAGCCTCCGTTTTCTTCTTCATGTTTACCTCCTTCTCGCCACGCTGCCCACGGAAAAGCCCGTCTGGGTCCCGGTCAGCACCGTGGCAACAAAATAGCGCATATCGTCCATGGCATGATCGTGTTCCTTTTTCACCTGGTCCCGCTGACCGCTGCGCAGGTCCCAGACATACTCCTCCAGCTCCCGCAGGCAGTCCCGGCAGGGGGTGCAGATTTTGATGCGCCCGGATTTCAGGGCATCCGCCGTGGCCCGGATGCCCGAGAGGACATCGTTGTCGGCCTTGCGGACCCGCCAGCCCTTCTGCCGCAGGAGCTGGATGAAGCTGGCTGCCGAGGGGTCCACGATGACCTCCCGGACGGGCCGACCCGCCGCCAGCTCCCGCAGCGCCTGCTCATATTCCCCGTCGGTCATCTGCCGCCTCCTGGCCCGGGAGTCGAAGTAGAACTCCGCCACCCGGTACCAGGTCCCCTGCTGCAAGCCCCACAGCCCCATGGACATGGGGTTGACGGTGCCATAGTCGCAGGAGATATACCAGCTCTCGAAGTGTCCCTCCGGGACCCGGACCGCCATCTCCGGCTCGAAGAAGTCATAGACCCGGCCCTCAGCCTGGGCCCACTGGCCCAGCACGAACCGGCG